TGGGGAAACCTATTGCGCTACCTCCGCCTTGCATGGTAACAACAGGACAATCATAAAGTAGAGGATAGTCTAAAACTTTGGTTCCATCTTTCAAAGGAATAGAGAGAGAACGTTTGAAATGAATCTGAACAACAGCCGTCCTTACAACGCTATCGAATGAAACTATGGACCCCACTTTTAGACAGTTTAATTCCTGAAATATCTTCGTCCTTGAATCATCAATCAGATTCTTTAACGTGGGCTTATTTACGGGTCCTCCGTTGATCATTTTATTTCAACCTTTTGCATTACACCATCAACTCCCGTCCATAATTGAAGTGTTGTTATAGCTTCTCCGCAAATTCCCTCACTTATAACTCCCCTGTGTCTAATGCCCCTGAGCTGATAAGTGTTATTAAAAATGGTTTGTTTGCTTTCTATTGTAACTGCTTGCGCGACAAAAACAGAGGGATTAAAAATAATATCCAGTTCCAAAACTCCACCTTCTTTCCGTGGGGTCCCCAGTATATCCCTAGGACCTATAACAAGTTCCTCTTGGCCTGGTCTAGCAATGTATTCATTTTCGTTTATAAAATATGCGGTGTTCATGTCCACGTAAGCCAGAGAATCCCCTACCAATCTTTTACAAACTTCCCAGGCAGGCCCCACCATAGAGATACTTCTTTTTCTTTGTATCTTTATGTCCCCTTTGGCCCCATACTGAGTAAAGGGCATTTTACCGACTAGGGTTTTTAAAATCTGTTCTTCTGTCCATGTCGCCGGGATTGAAATTGAAATTTGTCCGCAAATCATTCCTATATCGCCATCGTAAGCGTCTATTTCGGTAATCCAATCTACCCCGGATCTTTGCGTCCCACAAACACGCACGTTGCCTAAGAATATGACCGGGATTTCTTTGCTATTGGCATAGCCAGCAGAAAAGACTATTTTTTGATATTCTTTTTCCTCTGAGTCATACCTTACATGAAATAGGTCATTCCGGGTATTGGCTGCTAGATTATAAATTCTAAACTTACCTGTGTTTGCTCCACCCCAAAGATTCCTTACTATATCGAATTCCACGGTAAGAGGGGGAACGACAGAATAGGTAATGCTTTTATCGTTTCTCCCCTGAATTGATAATAAATAAGTCCTTTGGAATTTAGGCGCTTCTGGCATAATTAATCCTGGTAGATATCGGTTTCTACCGTGACAACATCTGTTTCAGAATTGGTGTTATCCAAAACGTATAACTGTACCCGGCCATTGTTTAAATCGTCAATATCAAAAGGGTCTACATCGTCCTCGGCAATACAACAAATTCCGAAAGGGATTACCTGCCGATAAGACCTAAGCAAATTAGGGTGTACGCAAAGCGGGATACTCTTTAAAGAAAATGTATCTCTGGAAACCGCCATAACCCATCTTTGGGTCGTAGGGTGGAAATCCAGATCAATAACAACAGAGGTCCTATCAGCCAATAAGACCGTTGTCCTCTGGTGTGAATCGCTTGATACGTTGTTTATTAAAATCATCTTACAGGCCAATTTATCGGAGTTATTGCGAATCCACCACCGCTTACCTTCTTCTCTATCTTTGCTGCCACTTTTTTTGACCCATCAGGGCCATTGTTCTTTTTAGGAGCTTTTGCCTGGGCGTTTGCTTTAGCGGATTTTTTAGGTTTGTTTTCCGGGTTTGTTCTGGATATAAAAACTTCCGCCATTCTTATCTGTTTCAAAGTGACAATAAATTCTGATATATACTTGGAATCTTCTGGCTGAGTAGCTTTTAAGGATTCAATAACCATATCGTCGTAAATTCTGTACGGAGTCCTTATTGTGAAAGGGACTCTTAATTCCCACATGGCTTCCAGCTTCTTATAAGCTTCTGATTGCTTAGTTGAGGATAACGCCCCATATCCTATATATTTTTGAAGGCTGTTAAACTTTGACGCGGCGCTGCTGATCTGCGTAGTTACTTTCTGGACCTGAGTAATGGCCTTGCTGGCCTTGCTTATGGCTTGGGGAGTCTTTCCCCCTATGTAGGCATTAACTACCGTTAAACCTGATTGCAGGCCTCCCAGGAGTCCTTCTATACCCCCGGCAGTAGGCCCGGCTGCCAGTTCTCCGACAAAACCGCGCATGGTCACGCGGATAGGAGTCAGCGCGATATGGTCCTGAATTACCGTGTTGTCCTCGGTGTAGTGGTCCGTTATGTCCGCGCGCAGCTCCGAAGAAACTTCGCCGGCATAATCAAAGACGAAACCGCCTATGCTAAATTTGTCAGAGATAAGCCCCGAGTTTAAACTGGCAATATAATTAAAGCCATTACGCACATTTAGATTGCTCGGGATTGCGGAAGATGACGGAATTAAAGAGTTGAAAGCCATTTTATTTTCTCGGAGTCTGAGATTCGTAAATAGGAGATTGCTGTGCGGTATCTTCAATTATCGAAGCTACGTCTTTTGCGAATTGACCGTCGCTAGTATCTCCATATACGGTTATTGAGGTATGGTTAGTTGTGCCTCCGCCTTTACCAGATCCTTTTGAGAACATGTCGTAAATAAGTCCTAACGGAGTAAATTTATGCAGGAGCATGTTAAATCCAGGAATAGGATTTAAAAGCATATTAGCGCCAGAAAGAATACCGCTTCCTAATGTCTTGGTATTCCAGTTTTTGTTTATATAGGATATTTCATTTTTAAAGAAACCGGAAGTCCCTCCGCCCAGGTTATACCTGAATTCTTTTATCTTTAAAATAAGCTGGTTAAAAGCTAAAGTCATTTCAAGCGTATCGTTTTTAACCTGCTCAGACATACCCATTGAGGTTCTTTTAAAAGCCTCGAATTCCGCGTCGCCTAGTTTAAATATATTGGCAAAAGAAGAAGGCAAACCCATTCTGGATATTGCTGCCGTGAACTGGGTAGGATCTGTGGTTTTAGCTTTTCTGCGTAAGGCGTCAAGGATACTCTCAAAGTTTCCCTGTGGAGATATTCTTAAATATTGAAATGGCTCAATATTCCCGGCGCCTCTTTCCAGCGCAGCTAAAGCCATCTGTAAATTGAATACTCCGCCGGCGGCTTCTTCGGCAGAAACATTGGCTTGTTTCGCTATTATCTGGAAACTTTGCAATCTTTCCGCGGATATGCCGGTGGCGTTGCTAAAAGTTTGGAATGATACCGCGGCATTAGAGGACATTACCGCGCTATTTTTTATAAAAGCTGCTGTTTCGTACAATGCCTTGCCTACTGTCAGAGTAGACATTTTCAAGCCAAGAAGGCCCAATGAAAATTCTTTAACTGTTGACGATCCTTTTGAGGCGTCTATTCCTAATTCTACGAAAAATTCACCGACTTTCATTGGGAGCCTCTTTATTAATATCTATGAAGGCGCGCTCATAATCATCAATGAAAGCCTCGTATTGCAACGCAGCAATTACGATATCAGCTCTCATGCTTAATACGCGCTCAGGGTCCCCTCCTGCATACCCCGCTTTGGCTAAGCGCAGGGCTACCATCATTTTTTCTGAGGCCCTTATTTCTGTTCCAGGGACGCGGTTCCTTTCGCGTGGGACGCCTGTAACACGGAAAAGAGGGCCTGCATAAAAGGCTGCAAGTTTACCTGAGCTACTTTGAAAAATAAAGGGTAATAATCCTTGCGCGCCTTTTCCCCGATTACGGGGGTATCGAATAAGGCTTTCGAAACGCCTATGGACGAAGCTTCCGTTCCGTCATGCCGGTACACGGCGCGCTCCCCGCATTTAAACAGGCAGCGTTCTACTTCCTTGGAGGATCCGGCCGTAAGGATAAAAGGCGCCATGTCCATTTCGTTTAAAGTAGGTTCTTTCAAACCTGCTTGCAGAAAAGACTTCAATACGGCGTCGTGAAGGTCCTTGCTGTCCTCAAAGGGCGCCATAGTCACCAAGAGGACGGCGCCCGAGTCAAGTTTGAATTCGTTGTTTTCTGACATGGTGCCTCTTACTGTATGGCCCGGCTCTGGTTGCGGAACATGAGTTCGTAGACGGCTACGCTCTGTTCGGTGTCGCCCTCAGCGTTGTTTTTCACGTTGACGTTCTTCTTGAAGATACCGTTGGCGAGGTTATAGACCACGTTCTTCACGTTGCCGGCACCGTCGCCCACGCGCTTCGTGAAAGAGCCCACTAGGAGGGTAAACCCGGAAAAGTCGTTTTTGAGCTGCTGTAGGCGGCTGTTCAGGACAACATCATCAGCCGATCCGAGAAGAACGCGCAGGGTGGCTTTGACCACGTTCCCGGTTTCGTTGAGGGCGAATATCGAGTTCCCGTCCTTGGAAACTTTCATGTTCGCTATGTCGTTCTCGAATTCGAGAATAGCAAAGTCGCCGTCGGCTACGTCATGGAACACGCGGCCGTCTATAACGATTACGTCTTTACCGGTTAAAGAAACTGAGGGCATAATTTTGTTCTCCTGTCCTTATTTGTTGACGTTCACTATCACGTTGCTGGAATGAACGGCGCCGGCCAGCTTGGCGGCGATCTGCACTACCGGGGCTTTGCGCAGCTCACGGTCCGCGGGGACCTGCTGGACTACCGGCTGAGAATAGACGTAGTAGCCTATGTCCAGGACGTTGCGGCGCAGGCTTTCCGGGTCCCCGAAGGTGTCCGGGGAAGTCCAGCTTCCGCCGGCCAGTACGCCCGAGGACTTGGCCTGTTCGCAGATCTTCCTGTAAGCGTCTTTCAGGCCCGTCATGCCCTCTTCGGTCTGAGGGATCTTGGTGTTGGTGCCGGCCAGGTAATTAAAGCCGGCGGTCTGCAAGGCGAAGGAGAACCAGAGCAGGTTATACACGTTGTCGAAGTAATCGTTGCTGCCGCTGGTGAACAGCTCCGGGACCCCGGAAATGCTCACGTAAACGTCCACGCCGGCGGTCTGAGCCAGGGTAAGCTGCGTCTGGCCTACGGTCACGTCCGGGGTTATGCCGGAGAGCTGCTTAAGGTGCATGGTGGCCGCGGTAAGGCTGCCGGAGAAGTCGGTCGAGAGCGCGCGTCCGGCATAGGCGGCGGCGAAGATCTGCGTCTGCTGGACGCTGGCTCCGTTCAGAAGCGCGTTGCCGTGGTACAGACAGCGGGTATAGGACTGGCTGGCCTGCCTTATGAGGTCCAGCGCGGATCCGGGCTGTAGGTCAGAAACCGCCGAAGAGCAGTAGAAGAACATCTTTTTCAGCGTCTTGACGTAGGTTGAAAGCGCGGCGAACGCGGAAGCGTCGCTGGTAGCCAGTTCTTCGTCCATGAGGACGGCGAAGAAGTAAACCACGTCTTTCATGCGCAGGATAGCCGCCTGGACGGTTTCGAGGGACGGCGCGGTAAGACGCGGGATTATGACCAGATACCCGTTCGTGGTAAGCGGGTTCGGGGTCTGCGCGAAGAAAGACGCGGCGATCGCGTAGGCGCTGGAATTCAGCCCGAAGTCGGTGGCAACCGCGGAGGGGTTCTTGTAAATGGCATAGGCCTGGTCAACAGCCCACCCGGAAGGCGCTTCCTGGGTAAAGAGCGCGGCCGTGTTGACGTTGGGAACGCCGAGGGCGGTAGCCGTGGGTAACACGGACACCGAAATTACGTTGGTTAAGTCGAGAACAGGGGCGTCACTCATTTAAATGTACCTCCGGGATTTGGAACGTTTCATAATATGCCGCGTCTTTTCTTTTCGTGTAAAGCGCGGTTACTGAAATTGTAGTCGTGAACCTCTTTAACATGCCTGTTCCCTCTAAACCTGATATATCCATGGGTGGCGCCGGCATACGCGCAATCTGACATTGATACCTTTCCT